GGGTTCTTGGTCAGTATCGCGCCCGTTGTGCGGCCAGATGGGTGCGCCTTGGTGTAGGCAACGCCATTTTGCACAGTTGTGCTGGACGCGTTGGACCATCCACTATTGCCAGCAATCTGGAACGGCGCGGCAGCAGCAGGAAGGGCTGGTATAGGCGCGAACCCCGATGCCCAGGCGGTGACGGCCATCAGCTTAGGCTCGAATAGACGCCCGTGTCGGACGTCGCGTTGGGGTTGTAGAGGCGAACCTGGGCATTGGCGCCGAAGCGGATTTCGCCTGCGAAGGTGCCGGATGCCGAAAGCGTTGCCACGTCGCGCCATGTCACTCCGTCTGCGCCAAGAGACTGGAGTTTGATCGATGTTCCGGTGAACTGAGCATCCCAGACATAGTTGCCACGCTGCACGCCAGTGATGGGCGTAGTACCGGATGTAGCGGCGACAGTCTGGTTACTGGCAAGAGTGTAGCTTGCTCCGCCACTGGCGTTCCCGGCAGCGTCTTCAAGGGAAACTACCAACGCCCCTTTCGAGTTCAACCGTGGCTGTGCTTGCGCTCGGTCTGCGAGGGTTGGAGGTGCCGCCTGATATTGCCCGTAATCCATACAGTCCTCACATGATGAAATGATTGACCCGGAGATATCGATACTCCGGGTCGTTCAGGAGCCGCTTGACACCATCGATGTGCGTCGGATCCCAGGCGTTGACACCATGCTTGGTGAGCCATTCGTACATGACGCCAACAGGGATATGGGCGGCGTGCCACATGTCTGAGCGCTTATCGAACCCATCCGCCTGAGAGGCCTTGTTGCGGTCAAGAATGACATTCTGGGCAGCGCGGTCCTGATCATAAGCGATCTGGATTTGGTCGCCGTCCGCCTCGTAGTTCATCCACTTGCGCAGGCCGGTTTCGGCGCAATGGTCGATAAGATCCCAGCGTTCAGACACGCTTCACCTGCTCCCGATCGATGAGGAACTTCGCCAGGTTGGCATCGACCTCGACAGTGTCGCCCTTGGCAAGCTCATCATCGTTGATGACTTCCTTGTCGCGAGTGACGGCGTGCGTGCTACCAAGAGCCACATTGTGCGTAATGCACTGGACCTTGACGGGCTTGTCGGCTGGAACGGTCATGATCTTCTCCTGATGGAGAGGGGCGAGCCGAGGCCCGCCCCTCAGTTCATTACTGCTGGATATCGCAGACGGCGCCAGACGCGGCCTCGTTGAGCGAACGCATGGTGACTTCCATGTACCAGGCCTTGCGCGTGGCGAGGCCGGTAACCGCGAGTTCACGCGGCTGGAGCGGGTCCAGATAGGCCAGTTCCCAATAATCCGGATCGATCACCAGCGCATCGCGGCCCGTGGAGAAGCGGCTCGGCACGAACTGCACCTCACCAACATCCGACACATAGAAGTCGGCACCGGCAACGATGGTCAGCCGCTTGTTGCCTGCTTCCCGGCGCTGGGTTGCCAGACCGGCGAAGGTGGCCGCCGTCTGCTTCAGGCCGATGCTGGTCACGACCAGCTTGGGATTGCCGCCCGCCGCCCATGCGCTCGCAAGGACACCCTTCAACTGCGCTTCAGTATAGGTCCGCAGCGTGCCGTTGGTCATGGCCGCACTGGGATATCCGGAAGCACCGCCCGAATAGGTCGGATCGGCGCCGCCAGCGCCACGGCTGTCGTTGGTCTTGATCCACGCCAGCATGCCGGCCATTTCGCCAGGCACGGAAGACGTAGGCGGAACGGCGGGTGATTTGGAGCAGATGCGGGTTTCGAGGTCGGTCTGAATTTCCTTCAGGGCCTTCATCGATTCTCGCGCCAATTCCGAGCGGCGCCCAGCCGCGTCCGACGCCTCCATGGTCGTGGACGAGCTGATGACCTTGGTCATGATCTGCGTATAGTTGCCAACGCGAACGGTGTTCGGACGGCTCTCGTTCGACAGATCGTCGCCCTGCACAGCCTTGTTGTCACCGTTGGCGGCCTTCAGACCATCGGTCTGCCATTCGGTGTAAACCTGCTTTGCCTTGGGGCCGGTGCCGATGGCGCGCTTTACCGGCGCATCATCAGGGAACAGTTCACCGATGCGGTCGGACAGGTCTTCGCGGACGCCGACGCGCCCAACTGCCTGGATGGTATTGCTTGGAACAGCCATGATAAGTTTCCATCTATGGGAGGGCCAGCGTCATCTCGACGGGGGGATTCCTCAGGTTCAGATACCCAGGAATGCTGCTGCGGCGTCGGCGTCCTTGGGGTTGGCCTTGAGGCGGTCCCATGCCTGCTGACTACGGGCGGCATTCGCTTGTTGCTTGCTTGGCTTGACGCCGGGACGTGCCATCTTCGGCAAGTCCTTGGCAGCGCGTACCGTCTCCATTTTCTTCGCCATGAGAGCGCGGTATTTCTCCGCGTCAGCCTTCCATTCGGCGGCCTTTTTCAGGGCGATGATGTCAGTTGACGATGCTTCCGCCATCAACTCGTCGGGATATCCGAGTTCCGCGCCTACCGCCTTCAAGGTTTCCTTGAGTGCTGGGCCACTGGATGGGTCGAACCATTCCGGGAGTTGTTGCTGCAACCGCTGGGCATCCGAAGCGCGTTCGGCTTGCTGCGACTGTTCCCGCGCAGATTGTGCGGCGGCCTGTGCCTGAGCGATCTGCTGGTGCAACTGCTGCTGCTGGTCAGTGGATCGCTGGTATGCCGCCATCTGGCGTTGATAGATAATTACATCATCCTGATTCCCGCTGTAAAGCAATCTTTCATCGGGCGGCTGCGGGGTCATCATCTGCGCATAGGCAGTGAGCTTCTGTGCATGGTCCTCATGCATCTTCACGATGATGTCGCGGGCCTCGTTAGCGACCTGGTTGCGGGTGTTCGCCGCCTCAATCGACTTCTGCTGCACGAACTTGTCGCGCTCGGCTTCGCGCCGCGCAACGATGGCCTGTGCAGCCGGGGTAAGTTCGCCCCACGCCTCCTTGTCTTCCTTCGACCAGCTATGGGGTGCCTCTACCGCAGGCGGGGCATCATCCTCGCCCTCTTCGCCTTCCTCGCCGGGTTCGGCACCGTCTTCCGACGCCTCTCCCTCTTCCTCGCCCAAAAGCTCATCTTCACTGATAAGATCCTGCTCTTCGCCTTCCTCGCCCTCTTCGCCAAGCATGGCATCCAGTTCCGGACCAAGGACGCTCTCCAGCGTGCTTTCATCGACCATCGTTCTTCACTCCACTACAGCCAGCGGCGCTTTGCTTCCGGCATGTTTGCAATCTCATCAGCGCGGCGCTTCTCCTGCGCCGCGATTCCCCCGTCCGCGATGGCGGCGCGCAGATGTCCTTCCACGGTGTTGATCACTCGTTGGGCGACGGAGAGCTTGATGATCTTGTCCGGCTTGTGCGGTTCATCGATGGCGGCCTTCATCTGCGCGGCCATATATTCTGACCGCAACCCCTCTATGATCGGGGCAACAACCTCCATCGCTGCCGTTGCATCGTGGGCGCGCTTCATGCGTTCTGCTGGTGTCATCACCATTCCTCGTTGCGGCCAAAGCCAATAGGGTTGGGAGCGCGCCAGATTGGATCTCCATGGGCATCGAGAATGCCGGTGTCGGTTTCCTCATGGTCGGCGACACTGACGCTAGGCAGGAGAGGGGCCTCATCGTCCCAGAACTCGTCCTGCACGCGCTCCAGGGATCGGGGGCGGATGAAATAGCGGCTCATTTGTCCAAATCTCCACCCGGCCGCTTACTCGGCAGCGTTTCGTCATCCGGTACAGCCTCAGCCTTCTTCCGCGCCATCTCCTGATCGAAGGCGAACCGCCGTTCGGCCATATCCTCTTCGAACTGCTGCTGGCGCAGGGCCAATGACGCCTCGAATGAAGCCTTTTGCTGGGCCAGATCCTGCTCCAGTCCCGATTTCTCCCGCTTGGCCGCCAGTTCATATTCATTGCGCTGGGCTGCAAGGGCTGCGTCATGCTCCTGCTGGCGCGCCTTTAGTTCGTTATCGAACGCCGCCTGTTGGGCCTGCTGCTGCACCTTCTGCGCCTCGATCATGGACTTGGCCTGAACCTCCATCATCTTCGGGTCGGGCTGTTCCTCGGCAGGGGGGAGGCTATCCGGATCGGTGATAAGCTCGCGAACATTGCCCATGTTGCCAGCCTCGACCAGTGAACGGACGATGTTGTAGACATTCGTGTCGTTGAACACCCGCGATCCGCCTGCAATCGCCTCCTGCGCTATACCGAGCAGCATCATGAACCGCTGGATCATCTCGTCCTTGTCGCCTGTTCCCAAGCCGACCTTGACGCGGATATTCATGTCTTCCGGCCATTTACGCGGGTCCACCTGTCGCTCTTCGCCGTCAATGACGACCGTGAACGGCTTTCCGAACTGACGCATCAGCCGGTATTTCTTGAGCATGAGGCGGGCGAAGGCTTCCGCGAAATTCCGGGTGATAAGACGAGCAATCTTCTTCCCCGCCTGCTGCATCAGCTTCGTGCCGGTCGCCGTCTTGTTCAGCGAATCCGGGTTGGTCATGCCCTGATTGAGGCGGGTGACGCCGCTGCGGCTCTCCTTCTCGCCGGCCAGCATTTCCATGAGCGTGATGCCAGATCCGATATCGAAGGAACTAGTGCTGATCTCAGGCTTGATGCTGCCGATCCAGCGTACCACGCCACCGGGGCGATTGCTGGTCAACAGATCGTCAATGGTCGTGTCCCCTTGCGAGGATTCATTTAGCCAGACACGCGGGTTGTTCTGGAAATAGAAGCCGTCCATCGTCTGCCGCAGCGCTACAGACCGCGTGCGCTGGATATCCATCACCTTATCCGCCAGCGAGTGGCCTGTGATCCGTCCAGGCATGGGGAATGGGCACCAGACGACGCCGGGCTGCTCATCAACCTCTTCCACGTCGAGAACGGTCTTGCCCACGCGATGGATTTTCAGCAATTCGGCAATGCCGTCGCCGTTCAGGTCGTACCGCGCATATTCTTCCAGGAACCAGACAGCCCTGTTGGCCCCGGTGCGATAGTCCACGACATTCTCATTCTGACCATCGTCGCGGACGGATGAGAGCGCAGTCAGGGATTCATTGCCATCATCCCACAGATCAGACGCATCGTAACCCATGGCGGCGATCTCGCTCAGGGTCTTGCGCATCTTGAACACGTTGTAGATGCATCCGGTATCCAGATCGCGGGCGTCGGATGCTACGCCAAATTCCTCGTTCGGCGTCACATAGTCGCGAAACTTTGGCGCCTGAGGCTCAAGCCAGGCAACGCCCCATTGCTGCCCCTCATCGTCCATCTGCGCAGAGGCGATGAACTGCACGCCCTGCTCTGCCATTGCGGACATTTCCTCAACCGACAACACGGCCTCACGGCGTTTTGGCGGTTGAGGCTCAACACAGACCTTCGCAACGCTAGACTTCTCCAGAAGCCCAGACTTGATCCAGTCCTGGAGAATGCGGAAACCGTCCTGACCATCGTGAAACTCACGCCCAACAGCATGAGTAGCTTCCTCCGCAACACCCTTGTCGGGGTGCGTGAACTCCACCACCTTGTCGCCGCTGACCATGATGTCCAGCAGTTCGGCAACGGTATCGTCCACCACTTCTGCAACATCGCGGGTGACAAGCTGGGACCGGCCATCGACCTCATCACCGAATGGTTCGCCATTATAGAAATCGAGTGCGACCTCGCGCTCTTCCTGCAATGTCCCGTCTTCTGCCCGCCGCTCTTCTTCCATGAGGAAGTTGACCAGCGTGTCCATGTCAGGGCCATCGCTCTCGAAAGCCAGAGTGATGTCGGGCGCGCCGGGCATCAGGCAATTCCTCTGTTGTTGTAGCTGATGGGACGAGCGGATTTTGGCTCGCGATAGGAAACGGCGGTCAGGCCGAAAGCGTCCGATCCGTGCGAAGACCAGTCATGATTAGGCCCAAGGCCGATACCGCGCTCTTCGTCCCGCTTCTCATGATACCAGCCGATGGCATCCAACCCGCCTGCGCACCTGTCTGCGTCGAACCACATTTGGGGGAAAAGCCGCCGCGCCGCTTCCACGCGCTGCATCGCTGCCCCTGCGCCCTGATTGGGAACGACCTCGACCTGAAAACCTGCTTGATGCAGCGCGCCCTCATAGGTAGTCTGGAACACCTTCTCATGCGCAGCGCCGTCATGTGGCAGGATGCACAGGGCATTTTCATAGCCGCTTGATCGAAGCCACTGAATATGTGTGGCGAGCGGCTGTCCGACTGCTTCGTAATAGTCGAGGAAACGGATTTCCTTGCCGATGAACTGGACGATCCAGATCGCGGTAGCGTCGGCCTTCGCGCCCGTGCCACCAATGTCCCAAACCGCCCGAAGCGTCATCAGCGGGTCGGCGGCAATGCGGCAGACGCGATTGTCATTACGGGCCTGCGTCAAATGCTTGGCGTAATAGGCACCCTCAATGACCGTGAGATATTCACCCTCCCAGATATGCCCATACTGGTCCGGGCGCTCGGCCTGATCCTTCAGGCGAACGCGGTTCAGGATATCGGGGAACCAAGGATTATCACGCCAATTCATTTCCACGATCTTGGTGCGCGGGTCATTGTCGTTGGCATGGCGGAAGCGCTGGTTCGTCGCGCTGTTCTTGCGCTCCGGGTTCCACGTCAGCCAGAGTTCGCTATCTTCCTCGCGAAGTGTAGGGATCAGCTTTACCCATGCCTCTTCCGTCACCGGCTCCGCTTCATCGATCCAGGCAAGCAGGATGCGAAACTTCGACTTGATGCTGTTGAGATTCCGCGACAGGCCGACGAACGAATAATTGACGCGCCCGGATTTGGTGCGGATGTAGGTTTCGCCTATATCGAAATGCGGGAGCAGCCATTCCGTTTCGCGGATTGCCGCCTTGATCTCTTCCAGCGATGAATCCGCGAGGCTGTTCATGAACTGGCGAGCGCACAGGATAATACCCTGCCGCCCTTCCATGTCCCACTTGTAGGCGCGCACCGCCGTCATCAGGGCAAATGAGCGTGTCTTGGCTGATCCACGACCGCCATGGGAACCGCGCACATCTGCCTCGCCTTCGAAGACGGGAACGAGCTTTGCTGGGAGTTTGATCTGCGCAGCGCTCATTCCGGCGACACCCCGACCAGTTCGATGCGCGTAACCTTGATCGGGCCACCATCGTCGCCCGTGACTTGCATCGGCAGCACCTTGCCGAGCAGCGGGAGGAACGATTGCGGATTGGCTGTTGCCTGGGTCGTCAGATAGCCTACAAGGCCGTCCTTGCCGCCCGCCTTTGTCGCGGCCTGGAGAATGGCGTCCTTCAAAAGCGCGGTCGTCTTGTTCGGGACGCCTTTCTTGCGCCCTTTTCCTGCATTTGTCAGGTTTTCAGGTTTGCCCTGCAACCTTCCTGTATTTTGCTGGCCCGCCATGGACCAAACCAACTACAGGAGAAACGGTCCCCTGTGCATATGACATAATTCAGGCCCTCGCCCCCTGGAGAACGCGGAACACCGTCCGAAGCGGCACATGCAGTTCCCGCGCAATCCGTGACTTGTTCACATGCTGCCCAGCCATTCGCATTGCGAGGGCGCGGGCCTCGATCTTCGGCGCGACCGAGCGCGGGCGACCTCTCATATTCTATCCTTCCCTCATGCTCATGGTGGTCATTGGTGGGATGTCCGTCAGCACAGCGACGTATCGCCGTCACCAGATGCGAGGACTGTTCCGCCCCTGCATTCGGCAATAACTGGCCGAAGCATACGCGAGGCATCTGACGGCGATTGCGGATATCCGATTTGGCCCGGCTTCCAACCCGATAGCGGCGGCGTCACCTTCACGAACACGGTTCCGAGATGCTCGCGGATCGATTTCCATTGCTCGGCAGTCGGCTGCGCTTCGTTCAGTTCCGCGAACCCCTGTAGCCAGTACGCGAATTGCTGTGCGTCCATCACTCACCTCCTCCTACAATTCCGCCACCAATATTCCGCCGCTTGCAGATCGACCCCCAACTCCCTCGCCCGCTTCCCTGCCTCTGCACGGGTGCGGTCAGAAGCGAGGAGCCAGCAGATGAACCGCGTGGGTCCGCTGTCAGGATGCTCGCCCTCATTGGGCTTTGTGTCGAGGAGGGGTAGCATGTCATGCTGCCTGCCTTTCCGCCTGCGATAGAGCCTCCACCTTAGCGATCCGCTCCCCGATCCAGCGCATCACCGGCACAGCCATGCTATTCCCGAGCATCTTGTAGCGCGGGCCATCGGCCATCATGCGACCGCGATAAGGCACAAGTGTAAAATCATCTTGGTAGCCGAAACAGCGCTCCACCTCGCGCGGCGTCATCTTGCGAACGCCAGAGGCACTACCGAGGAACACATGCGAGCCTCCTCCTCCGTTCGTCCGGATTGACGGCACCAGGCCATCGCCCGCCGCCTCTGGAACTGCACCACCTTCCCGCCCGCGTATCGAGAACGCGATCACCGGAGGATGACTGGTCCGCGCCAGTGGGTGCATGGGATCGCCAGGCTTAGGATTGCTGAAGTTCTTACCCGATGTGATCTGCGTGGGATCGAACACGACTAGGCTGTCATAGTCGCCGGGGTTGGCCCGGCTCCAATCGTGAGAGGTCGCGCCAAATGTTCCGGCAACTTGCGACCCCTTCGGGCGCTGCGGCGGAGTATTTGCTTGCAAGCCGTGGCGCTCAATGAGAACCGCAGCAGGTGGTCGCCAGTCTCCAAGATATCCGACAACGAACACGCGGCGGCGGCGCTGTGGAACTCCGAAGTGCTGAGCGTCGAGAACCCGGTAGGCGAACCCATACCCGAGTTCTGCCATCCCTCCGAGGATGGCTCCAAAGTCCCGTCCTCCATTTGACGACAGGACACCGGGGACGTTCTCCCATACCAGCCATCGGGGCCGTGCGCGATCAGCAAGGCGGAGATATTCGAGGGCCAGGTTGCCACGGTCGTCAGCCAGTCCGCCTCTAAGGCCGGCGATACTGAACGATTGGCAGGGGGTGCCTCCGACAAGAAGGTCAACTGGTCCATATTCGGTCCCTTTGATTTCGGTGAAGTCGCCACGCACGGGGACATCGGGATAATGATGGGTCAGCACGGCGCGGGGGGCGTTCTCGATCTCGGCATAGCAGAGCGCCTGCCAGCCTAGCGGCTTCCATGCTGCCGTTGGTGCACTGATGCCGCTGCACACATCGATGTAGCGCACCTTCGCCTTTCCGATGGTAACGGGGGTGGTCATGCGCCGAACCTCCGATATTCAGAAATAGGGACGAGCTTGAGGCTGTCCGCGTTGGCGTCGTAAATCCAGCGGATGCCCTTATCGACCGGCTCCATCGCAAGGCGGGCGTTGTAGGACGCTGCCACACGCTGACCGACTGCAACGCGATCCTCATCAGCGGCGGAAGGTGTGGGCGCGACATAGCGCTTAAGCGGGTTAGCGCTCATGAGTTGTAATTCCCTTCAAGGATTTTCTGGAAATTTCCCTTGCCCAGCACCCAATCGAAGGTGCAGAATTTACCCTTGTCGCCCGATAGGAACGGGGATCGCTCGATGTTTCCAAGGACCTCTTGAAAGTCCTCGATCGTGTGTCCGTTGATCCGAGCTTTCAGCTTTTGGCGGCGTTCGGGCGTGAGGTCGCGAATGCGCGGCTTGGCGAGTTTGGTGGCCAACTCGTTCCAGGCTTCGACGAAGTGCTCAGGCTTTAGGTTATCATCCTCAAGCTCGTCATCGGCTTCAGCGACTTCGACGATAGATGCGTTAGCATCTATAATAATAGTATCTCCCTGTCCCTGTCCCTGTCTCTTGGATGTGTTTTCCCGAGGGACATCGCCTCCGTGTCCCTGGGGACATTCTGGGGACACGGATTGGGGACATTCAGGGGACTTGGATGAGCTTGTCAGTGGGACAGGGATGCAACCGGACGCGATAAAGTCGTCAAGCGTCGGGAACTCGAAGTCGGTTCCGTTCCGCTGGTTGAACTTCTTGATGCGGGCGCATTCGGTACGCCAACGCTGTTCTTGCTTGGCTTTCCACGCAGCATTTGCCTGCTCCGCGACGACCGGATGATACCAGCGATTGTCGCTGCACAGGATGAAACCATGCATTGCGCCGTCTCGACACTTCCGGAACGTTTTTACATCGCGGCCAAGGCCACAGAGGCGCGCCAGCACCATTTCATCGTTAGGAAGACTGGCTGATGGGATTTGATGCCACGACGCGGCCCAGAGCATGACGGCATACCACGCTGCCTCCGGATCGACCGTGGCCGCAAGATCGCTATCCCGCAATCGAGCCACATGCAGCGGCATGAAGGGGAAGTCTTGCAGGTCGCAGTCTGGCTGCGTCAACGGCGCATGTGTCACCCTATAGCGCTCCTGATATTCTCGAATGCCGGGTTACCACGCAGCTTTTCAGCCTGGCGTAGGCCCGATACGATGGTGCTGTGATCGCGGTGAAACAGCCGGCCAATGGCGGGCGTCGACATCCCGCGTTGTCGCATATCTTCCATGATCGCGTAGCGGGTCCAGCAGATATGCCGGGTGCGGATTGGACCTCTCAGATCGGCTATCGGGATACCTGTGGCCTTGGAGGCGTTGTCGAGGGTGAAGATAGTCATGCTGCCCTCTTCTTTCTAGACTTACGCTTACGAGGTGGATAAAGGGTGATGACGGTGCCGGGGTGGCAGGCTTCCACCAGTTTCTTCTTCAGATTGAAAACCGGCGTGGTCATGCCTTTCACATCTTCCACGATGCGGCAGTCAGCGGTCCACCAGGCGAAGTCCGCCTTGTATTTGCAGATCGTCTTGCCATCGATGATGACCGGGAAGACGGGCTGTTGCTCAAGACGCTGGATCGCGCCCGAAGCCTCCAGCACATGCAGGTCATTGCAACGGGCAGCCTCTAGGCGGCTGTCGTGCATGTGACCGTGCAGGCATTCGGTTTTCTGGGCGCGATACTTCGTCATCAGAAGTCGAAGCCCGTCTGCATGCCGAGCGCGTTCATGTAAGTGGCCAGCATCGCCTCAGCCTCTTGGCGGGCGGCGGTGTCCATCTTGCGTAGAGCAATGATCTTGCGGAGAGTCTTGACGCAGTAGCCGTTGGCCTTGGCCTCCAGCAACACATCCTTCTTGTCGTCGGCCAGCCCCTTCGCTTCCTCGTCCAAGCGCTCATAGCGTTCCACGAAAAGCCTTAGCTGGTCGGCAGCGACGTTAATGGTCATGCGATCTTTCCCTTGGTGAAACGGCCCCACGCATCGCGCTTGGGCGCGGTAGCCATGCGGGCGATGTTGGCTTTGCGATGCTGGGCAAGGCGACGGCGCGCGGCCCACTGGCGCAGGATGCGGATCATGCGGCCGCGCCCCATTCCGCCATGCGCGCGATAGCCCGTTCAAGAGCTCGGCTTTCCGGCAGTGTTAGGGCGCGCTCGCGGGACAGCTTGTCCAGCGCTTCAAACTCGTTCTTCGCCCGGTAATAGGCGAGGGTGGAGCGGCTCAGGCTGTCGGCCATGTTCATTAGGCCACAGCCTTCAGTACGGCAGCGCGCTTGGTTAGTTCAGCGGCTTCGGTCGGGCCAATCTCGCGGCCTGCTTCGGATTCCGGATGATGCGCCTTGCCTTTCGTGGCAAGGAAGGCCCGGCAACCTTCTTCGAACTCGTCATAGTCTATTTCTTCCGGCGCACGGACGATCAGGCATCCGGCAGGCAGCAGGAGCGAAAGAAGATCGTCAGGGATGGCCCGGCTTTCCGCCAGCGCATAGACCGCTGACATGGGCATCATCGCGGGCTTGTCGCCACCTTCCTGAGGGAGGTAGCTCAGCAGCGTCGAATAGCTCAGGCCACTGTCAAAACTCACTGCTTTGAGAGCGACGCCCCTGCGGTCCAGTTCGCGGCGAATGGCGGATTGCCGCTGCCGCACAATCTCGTTGTTATCTCGCATGATCGTGTGATGCCTCTCCGTTAGCAGATGCAGCATGAAGTTGATGTTCGAAACGATGGGTGCCGAGGCAGAAAGGGGGATGAGCTACCCCGGCACCCTCCGTGGTGTGCGACCCGTTGGCCCCACGGAAATCGATGAATTGAAGCTGCTCAAAGACTGTGCAGCCCTCAACCTCGGTTATGAGGAAAGGCGTGGTGCCCAGACGATAGGGGAGGCTGCTTTGCATGTGCTAGGCCGCCTTTCGATCAGCGGCGACGGCGGTGCCCGCCATACTCAGCAACAGGTCGCGGAATGGAAGTGGCGTAGCGTTGCGAATGCGGGTCTTGTCCTTACCGCCCACCATAGCGACGACGCCGATGCGCCGGGCCTTCTCGTAGCCGTAACGATCGATCATCCACTGCGGGACGCGCTGTTCGCCCCGCGACCAGTTCAGTTCAGGGAAATCGACGCCAACGGCATAGAGCCAGGTCGGCTTGCGCGAGGCGTGGCCATAATGGCCCTGCTCGACATAGCAGGATCGGCCAGTCCAGAAGTCGGAAACAGTCCAACCTTCGCCGCGCCTTGGAACGGGCAGGCCGAAATGCTCCCATGCTCGGCTGTCGGCAGGATGCGCCACGACCGGATGCGGTCCGGCGTAGTTGCGAGCATCACGAACGATGTCCCACGGATCGATGCCGGGCAGGCCGAAATAGCAGCCGTCAGTTTCGACGTAGAGGGCGGCGATGGTCTGCATCTACCGACTCTCCCCCGGCACAACACCAGCGAACTCAAGATCGCTGTGATTGCAGACCTTCCGGCCGCAGATCTTGCAGGATGGCATTTCGTCCAGTCTGCCGATGCGGACGTTGATTGCCAGACCATTGGAGAGCGTGTGCGAGAAGCCAACGTGAGGGCGGGATGTTTTGTTGATGGCGCTCATGCTGTGCCCTTGGATTTTGCGCGAGGCAGCCGATCATCAGACGCGAGGTATTCGACGCAATGAACGGGCAGATCGATCTTCAGCCTCTTGGCCGCGTCAAGCACTGCCCTGCGCCGCCATGGCGGGATTTCGGATTTGCCCTTCCCGCGCCAATCCCAAACCGTCTGGACAGGAAGCCCGGTGGCCCTGGCGATCGCGGACGGCTTGTCCCCGAAAGCCTTGAAAATGTCGTCTACCGTTTGCATGGCAACGGTATATCCGAAAACCGGATAATTAAACAAGCCCCAAATTATCCGATTTTAGCGGGGGCGAATCATGTGCTATCCAACGATTATGCGCGGATGGAATCTGCTTTCGATATTGAAGCCGTTAAGCGGGCAATGGCTGACCGAAAGGTTACGCAAACCGACCTCGCGAAGGTCGCCAGCCTGCCTTCGCAATCCGCAATGTCGAACATCCTCAAAGGCAAGCGCAAGGTCACAGCCGACGAGGCCGCCATTATATACCGCTTCCTCGGTATCGCGGGACCAAAGCCTGTTCCAACGGCTCATCATGTGCCGATTATCGGCTTCGGTAGCGCCAGCTCATGGCGTGAGGCAATCCAATTGCCGATCGGTGGCATGACTATTCCGCCGCGTAAAGCTGGCCCCAAGGCGTTCGCGATAGAAATACAGGGCGACAGTCTGGATAAGGTTGTGGACGATGGCGGCTATGTCGTCGTGGACCCTGAACAGAAAGAACTTCGCCCCGGCAAGCTGTATCTGATCCAGAATGGCGAGCATGAAACTACCGTGAAGTGCTATGAGCGCGACCCGGCCCGCTTTGTCCCCATGTCGAACAATCCCCTGCACAAGCCGATACCTGCCGATGAGGTGGACGTGATAATCGGCCGCATCTGCTGGCAGGGAGGCCCATTATAATGGGTTGCTAAACGCAATCTAAAATATCCGCATTTCGGATATTGACAGTTCATCCGATATTCGGATAGAACACCTCCATCAGCCGGATTGCTCCCAAGCATCCCGGCAGGCAAACGCCGATGGAGGAAAGAGTGCAGGCAGCAGTTCAGATAGACGAAGCGAAACTGGCCCGCGTGATGGAGCGCGGCCTGTCGGGTGGTGCGCATGACGAGGCCAGCGGCCAGATGTGCGCCATGGAAGCGGTCGCCTACATCACGGGGGAACCCTGGTCCTATCATCCGCAGTGCGCCTGCTCGGTGATTACCGCATTCATGGTGTCTTGGAATGACTCGCTGAATAGCGAGGACCGCAACCGCCTCGTTCTGCCGCTGATCACCAAGACGGTCGGAACGCGCTCCACGCAGGAAGTCGAGCAGCGTCGCGCCATCATGGCGACCGACTGGCTGATCCGCGTCCACACCCCAGCATGGCTGCGTCTGGCCGGCCTTAAAGATCAGGCCGATGTTCTCGCCGGTCTGCCTGAAATAACCGATGTTGCGGGCTTCGCGCCGATCATGGAGCCGCTGAAAGCTATCAGGAAGGATGCGGACGCCGCATGGGACGCCGCATGGGCCGCCGCACGGGACGCCGCAGGGGCCGCCGCAGGGGCCGCCGCAGGGGCCGCCGCATGGGCCGCCGCACGGGACGCCGCATGGGACGCCGCAGGGGCCGCCGCATGGGCCGCCGCACGGGACGCCGCAGGGGCCGCCGCACGGGACGCCGCAGGGGCCGCCGCAGGGGCCGCCGCATGGGCCGCCGCATGGGCCGCCGCACGGGACGCCGCACGGG